CGTTGCCGCTGACGCTTCCGCCCACGGCGTTGGCGTCGCCGCGCTCGGGTGCGGGCCCGGCATCGGGGACGGAGTCGATGCGGTCGAGGACGGTGCGAGCGCGGTGGAGGATGCGAGTGGAGAGCGGGGCTGCTGCCATGGTGACCTCGTCGGGGATAGTGTAGCGGGTCAGCCGCCGAAGAGCATCGCCGCGAAGTCGAGGACACCGGGGCCCGTGGGCGTCTCAGCCGCGAGCATCCACCGCATGATGAGCTGCGAGCACGAATCCTTGGTGTCTTGGCCGATGCCGTGGCCGGCGCAGATCCGGGCCAGCCAGTCGCGCACCCACGGCTCGTGCACGGGCAGGCCCATCGCCTTCGATTCGGCCGCGCGAACCACGTAGCTGAACGCCCGCTCCTTGCGGTCGCCACCCTTGCCGGGGGTGTCGCGCTGGGGCTCGAAGGCCACCAGGAACGGCCACAACGACCGGCGGACCTGGAGGTAGGTGGCACCGTGCGCCGTGTCCTCGATGAGCGCGCCGCCCTTGGCACGGAGGTAGGGCTGCCACTTCTCGACGAACTCGTCGGTTGTGCGCTCAAACTCGGGGTAGGCCACGCTCTTAGCGGTCCAGTCGAGCAGGTCGTATTGCGCCCCGGTCCGCGCCCAGACCTGCCAGTCGGAGTCCGCATTGTTGATGCCCGGCTTCTGGTTGGAGTCGTTCGTCAGCCACACCTCGTCAGCGCGGCTCGCGAGGTCGATGGCGCGACACGACCAGCGGCGCTCGAACCATGCCTCGTCGACGAGGCCCGAGCCGCCGGCGCCGGGGATCTGCTGGAGTTGGCCGGACGCCTGGGCCGCGCCGAGTTCCTCCTCGAGCGCGCGGGCCTCGGCCTCGGGTAGGAAGCCGGGGTGCAGCAGCTCGCCCGGCGTCGCGCGCGGGTCCTCGGGACAGACCTGGGGATGGTCCGGGTCGTAGCGCAGGGGCAGGCAGATGACCTTCCAACCGCCCTTGTGGATGGCTCGCCCGGCGGGGTCCTCGGGGTGCAGGCGCTGCATGACGAGCGTGCGCCGGGCTTCTCGGCGGTCGTTGATGCGCGTGCTCAGGACGTGCTCGATCGTGTCGTTGACCTGCTTCATCCGTGTGCCGATCAGCGCCGCCGTGCCTCGCTCGACCTCCTTCACGTCGACCGGATCGTCGATGACCTGGTCGTCACCACGCGAGCCGATCACGCGGGAGTCGAGGGTCAGGCACTGGCGGAAGCCGCGGGCCGAGTTCTCGAAGTTGGCCTTCTGGTTCTGGTCGAATGCGAGCGTCCAACGCGGGAACCCGTGGCGGCGATGGAACTCGGCGAGGAGATCCTGGTAGACGTCGGACTGGATGAGGATCCGCGTGCGGCGGGAGTCGCGGATCGCCACGTTGTCGGACGCCGAGAAGAAGACCTTGCGCCGGCCGGGGTTGAAGAGCCACTCGTAGGCCGGGGCCATGACGCTCACAAGGATGGACTTCGCGAACCCGGGCGGCAGGTTGATGAGCAGGCGGCGGTGGTCGGGATCGCCGAGCATCTGCCGGTGTTGGGCGTTTGCGACAACACCCATGTACGGCGCCCACTCCAGCGTCTTCGGCTCGATGACCGGCCACGTCAGCTTGATGAACGCCTCGAAGGCACGCGGCTCCTGCCAGCGCACCGCCATCGCTCGCCAGCCAAGGGCGAGCTGGGCGCGCTTGCGGCGGGCGAGTTCGGCGCGCATGGCGTCGGCGCGGTCGCGCAGGGCCCGCACCTCGTCGGCGTCGAGGGCGTGGGCGCGGGCACTCAGGACCGCCCCCCTTCCAGGACAGTGAGTTGGCCCTCGAGATCGTCCAGGTCGGAGGTCAGGCGCTCGGTCGGGAGGGCGTCGTAGGCGGACGTGCGGACCTCGCCCGAGTGCTCGACGCGCTCGGTTTTCGGCATCCCGCCGCGGTCCATCACGTCGGCGGCGATCGACCGGATGGGCCCCGCCAGCTTCGCGCGGAGTTCGGGATCCCCGGCGACGCGGAAGTTGACCAGGAGCCCGCGAAGCACCTCGCGGTCCGCCTCGATGGCCTCGACCTTGCCCGCGACCGCCGACTCCTGGGCTGCGGTGTCGCGGTCGGCGCGGACCTCGGACAGGTGAGCAGCGAAGACGGGGTCGCGCTTCCATGCCGCAACGGTGCCCCGGTCGATCCCCAGGTCGCGACCGATGCGAGCGTCGCTCTGACCGTCGAGGATGCGCCAGAACGCGGCGGCTTGGGTGTCGGTCAGGTCGGAGCGGATCTGCTCCACGCGGCGGGCCCGTGCGGGTTTCTGCGTCCGCTGGTTCTCGGTCTTTGCAATTCCGCCGGTCTTTGCAAACCACTCCTTCGCCCGCTTCGCCCCGGCCGCCACCGTGCCGAACGGGCACCCCAGCCGCTTCGCCAAGCCGGCGTAGTCCCGCCAGCCGTGGGCCTCCAGGAGCCGGTGCCAGTCCTCGGGCGAGCGGCGGGCCATCAGGCACCCCTCCCGCGAAGCGCTCTCGCCATCCCAACCGAGAGCGCCGTCTCCCGGCGCCGCGTCAGGAACGAGTGCATCGGGGGCTTGGCCCCCCATCCCTGCTCGACCGCCACCCGTTGCAGTTCGTCGGCGCTTGGGACCGGACCGGCAACGATGGTCACCGAGACGCCCCCAACCGCGTCCCGTGTGGCGTCGGATGGAGTGCCACACCGCAGCCGCCCCGTCGTCACCGCCAGCCTCGGCAGCACCGCTCCACACCCCGGACAGGTCGGCGCCGGCTCCCGGTCGCAGCCGCAGTAGTCGCAGATCACCATCTACTTGCCCTCACCGTAGCAGCCTCCATCCCTCGAAGATACCGCCACTCCCCCGAACCCGCCTCCTCGACCACGACGAGCGAGGCGAACGCCTCGACCACGCGCCCGAGGCGCAGCACCCCGCCGCGCAGGCGGAACGTCACCTGTGTTCCTGGTGCCATCAGAACCCCCTCGCGATGTCGGTGAAGGCCGTCGAGATCGACTCGAAGGCCACCTCGACCGCGCCACACTCGCCCTCGCGCTGCTTGGCGACGATGAGCTCGGCAACGCCCTGCTTGAGGGAGTTTTCCTTGTTGTAGTACTCGTCGCGATAGACGAACAGCACGGCGTCCGCGTCCTGCTCGACGTCGCCGGTGTCGCGTAGGTCGGCCAGCATGGGGCGCTTGTCGGCCCGCTCCTCGACCTTGCGGTTGAGCTGGCTGAGCGCCACCCACAGCACATCGAGTTCCTTGGCGGCTTCCTTGCCGGTGCGCGTGACGTGGCCCACGGACTCGACGCGGCCCCAGCGGGCGTTGCTCGACCCGCACAGGCCGACGTGGTCCACGACGACCATGCCCAACTCCGGCCGCGCGGCCTTGAGGTGCCGAGCCTTGCGCCGGATCTGCTCGATGGTCTGACCGGGCGTCTCGTCAATCCACAGCGGCCACCCGGCCACCTGGTGCAGGGCGTTGTGGAAGTACTCGACCCCCTCGCCGCTGAGCTGCGCCCGGCGGATGGCGTCCCCTGCGAGCCGGCCCTCCTGGGCGGCGAGACGCCGGCCGAGGGCGGTGTCGGTCATCTCGAGCGAGAAGACGGCGACACCAACCCCGGCCCGGCAGGCGCCGCGTGCCATCGACAGCGCGAGCGCCGTCTTGCCCATCCCGGGGCGACCCGCGACGACGAGCTGCTCGCCGCGCTCGACGAGGAGCATGTGCGACAGCGTGCGCAGGCCGAGGGGCACACCCGGATCGCGGTGGTCACGCCGGTCCTGCTCACGTCGCTGGTACTCGCGCCAGACGTCGTCGGCGACGTCGGCGATGTGGCGCAGGCCGGTCGCCGCGGCGTCGGCCTGTCCCGAGTCGAGGAGTGCGAGGGCCTCGGCGAGGTCGCCGTCGGTCGCGAGGTCAGCCGCTCGGCGGCAGCGGGTGACCACGTCCCGGCGTCGGGCCGCGTCGTAGACGAGGCGCGCGTAGTAGGCGGCGTTCTCGGAGCTGGGGACGTTGTCGGCGAGCGCGGAGACGTAGGCCATCCCGCCAAACCTCTCCGGGGCGCGTTCGACCTCGGCCGCCAGCGTCACCAGGTCGATCTGGTCACCTCGGGCGTCGAGCTCGAGCAGGGTGCGGTAGGTCCGGGCGTGGGCCTCGCGGTAGAAATGCTCCGGGTCCAGCCACGGCACCTGCGACAGGACCCCAGGGTCGAGAAGGACAGCGCCGAGGAGGGCGCGCTCGGCGTCCTGAGCCTGGGGGAGGGCGCGGCCGTCGTGGACGGTGAGGCGGTGAATGTCGGCGGTCATGCTGCGAGCTCCCTGGACGCGGCGGCGATGAACTCGCGCCGGCGGAAGGTGCGGTCACGGTCGGTCAGGCCCCGGACGGCTTCGTGTCCGCCGAGGGCGTCGACGCCGGCCCGGAGGGCTCGGCGCTCGGCGTCGGTGCGGACGACCTGGGGCGGCGCCTGGTCAACGAAATCGCCGCGGAAGGCGAACAGGCGGGGGATCTCCTGCCAGAGGCGCTCGGCGTCGATGACGGGTGCGGCGGGGGCTGCCGGGGGTCCGGTGGCGGTGGGTGCCTGCTGGCCGTTGTGGCCCGTGCTGGCTGGCGCACGCCACCGCCCCGCCATCTCGACGTTCCGGGCAAGGTGCTGAGCCCGCAGGAGCATCTCCAGCCCCGGCGCACCGGTCCCCGACTCCCCTCGCCAGGATCGCGCGAACGCCTCAGGCAAGCCGTCGTCAGCGACGGGCGCGGTGTAGGCAAGCTCGACCACTGCCACGAGCTGCGCCGGGGCGTAGTCGGCGAGGGCGGCGGCGAGGAGGTGTACGCGGGGCGCCGTCAGGCGGCATGTCGCGGGGCTCGCCTGCTTGGTCCACCACGAGCGGTACACGTCGAGGAGAGGCTCGGTGAGGGACTTCGGACGCACGCCCTTGCCGAGTAGGAGCACGGCTGGGTCATCGGGTGAGGCGAGGTCGGGCGAAGCCGTGTCCGGTGGGGTGAGGGGGTCCGGCCCGTCAGGGCCGGGGTCGGCGTGAGCCGACATCTCTGTCTTAGGGTGCAGGGGTGGATCGGGTGGATCAATTGATCGCGCGTGGGGAGGTCGGTGGTAGATCGGTGGTAGATCGGTGGTAGGCGGTGTGCCCTGATTGCTGACACTTGCGTCCGTATTTCGGGAGGTCGGTGGTAGGTCGGTGGTAGATGCGTGGGAGGTTTGGGATCTACGGTCCCCCAGAAGCGGGTCCACCCACTCGGCTGCATCACGCATGACTGCGCGCGTCTTGTGCTCTGACCAACCCCAGCGCTGCTGAAGTTGAACGCGGCCAGGTCTCGCCCGCTGGCCCCGCTCGCCGCGCGTGGCCTCGAATGCCCGCTCCTGCCCATCCCAGTAGCGAAGGTCGAACAGCACCGCACTGCGTGACCACGGCAGCGAAAGACCGTCGGCAACATCAGGCCACCAGGACGCCTCCATACGCTCCCACCCGCTCACGCTGGCACCAGGGCGATCCGGCACCGCTGCCCGAGGCCGGTGAGGTAGCGCGCGATGACCTGTGCGTCCTCGACGATGGCCCAGCGGGAATGCTCACACTGCCCGTGGCGCTGGATGATGACCGAGTAGGCGTAATCGATCACGGCGATGTCTCCAGGGTGCCGCACCGCCGACCACGAGCTGTCACCCTCGGATCGGCGGGCGGCGGCCCCGCGTCGGGGCCCTGGTTTCACTCTCGGGCTGGTGACAGTCAGCCATGCCGGAAGTCTACTCCTCACCGGCGCCGGGGTCAACCACCCCCATCGCCGCCAGCAGGGCCCGCGCCCGGTTGCGCCGCTCGACGATCCGCGAGCTCGTGCCCTCCCCGGTGCGCTTGATGGCGAGGTAGCCTTGGATGGCCTCCAGGAGTGCCACACGGAGGCTTGCACCGTCCGGATGGTAGCTCACCGACGCGGTCGGCCAGTCGCCCCAGCGGCAGCTCGCTTTCGACGAGCGGTCCCACCCCACCTCAATCGCCATCCCCTCGTGCTCAGCCCACCATCCGTCACGGTCCGACGCAGGGCCCAGAGGCGTCAGGGTCCACTCGCTCGCGGGCAGGCCAGGAAAGACCTCCCCCACCAGTGCCACCGCCATTCCTCGCAGCGCCTCGACCTCGGCCGCCTTCTCGCGCGCCGCCCGCACCTCGGGCCGCAACCGGAACACCCGCGCCCACATCGCCATCGGCTCAGCGCGCCCCCCATCGGCGTACAGCGCCACGATCACGGCCGGCGTGACGGCCTCGTGATCTGGTGACGGCGCGGGAAGTCGTGGCTGAACCCCGTGGCTCGCGGTCCAGTACACCACCACGTCGTCGGGGTGCATGTCCGCCGCGGGAACCTGCACCTGGGTCATCGTCAGCATCACGTCCTCCGTGTGTGTTTTCGCACAGCCTCGATCCCCGCCTGGGTCGGCCACCGCAGCGACGGCGCTACGGTGGGCCGACCATCACCATCAGTCCAGGCGCTCCCCACGCACAGCCGGCGTACCCGTGCCGACCACCACTGCGTCAGGCAGCATCCCGCGCAGCCGCTCCACGATCATCTCGCGCGCCTGGCGGGAGGCCATCTCGGCGAGGGGGATCCGCACCCGCCACACGAGGTCACTGGCCTCGCGGTCGTAGCGCCAGGACACCAGTGCCTCGACCTTCACGGTCAGGTCCTGCGCGCAGTCGTAGACGGGCATCTCGATCGGCCACCGCTCGCGAATCTCCTGGGAGGTGGTCGTCTTCGCGCCCTTGGCGATGGCGCGTGCCATCCCGCCCGCGTCGCGCTCAACGGTGACCTCGCCCGAGTCGCCGACGGACAGCGACCGCAGGCCGTGGATGATCGCCGGCCCCACGGGCACCGGGCGGACCTCGCCCCGCACATCGACCAGGTCCGCGCCGAACGTGGGCTCGACCTCCCGCAGCGCCTCCAGGAGCGCCTCGGTGGTCGACCACTGCCCAGCGGCCAGCGCCATCCACCGGCGCCAGTAGGGGTGGATGCTGAGCCCGCACGCCGCCCGCGCGGTCAGGTGGTCGTAGCCGCTCGCCGTCGCCTCGATGCTGGCGGCCGAGACGAGCACGGACACGTCCTGAGCGACCCACCGGCCGAGATCGATCTCGCGGTCGACCCAGGCGGCGAGGTCTTCGACCGAGAGGAAGGCGTGCGCGGGCCGGGGCACGCGCGGGCCTTCTTCGAGGACGATCTGGTAGTCCTTGTGGGCGACGTGCGCCTTGCGGTGCCCGTCCGCCAGCAGGACGGGCTGAATCGTCGGGGTGGGAAGGATGCGGCCGAGAATGCCGCCGAGAATGCCGCTGAAGTCCATGGGATTCACTCCTTGCCCGCGACACGCGGGCCGTCGAACAGGTGTTCCTGCGGGTCGGTCAGGTCGACACCGTAGTCGGACCCGCCGAGGTGGACGAGGATGGCGCCGCTGGACCGAGCCTTGGGGGCCTTGCTCTCGACGTCGACGGCGATGGACACTCGGCCCCCGTCGTCGATGCTGGTGCCCTCGATGGTCACGGTCACGATGACCTTGCCCGTGGCGAGCCCGTTTGCGCGGGCCGCCTCGGTGTCGGTCACGGCCTCGATGACGCGCGCCACGGCGGCGTCGAATTGGCGACCTGCGCGCCCCTGGACGAGGTCGCCCAGGTTGCCGAGGTCGAGTGTACGGATGTCGCGTTCCATGTGGTCATTCCCCTGTGTTGTGGTTGTGATTGTCGTTGTCGAATCGTGGCGGGTCCACGGCGGCGGCGAGGGTGGCCGCGGTCCAGCAACCCGGGTCGGTGGCGATGAGGGCGAGCAGGCGGGCCTGCAAGTCGGTCATCGGTCACCCCGCAGAGCCGCCCGCAGCTCGCCCACGGTGAGCCCCGCCCGTGTCAGCTCCCAGCACGAGAGGCAGAGAATCCAGCGCCGCCCGAGCCGCCGACGCGAGCAGGATGGCAGGCCGAGCGGGGCCCGGCAGAGGTCGCAGCGGAGGGTCACGGCGTCTCTCCTCGTCCGGTGTCGTGCGCGGTGAAGCCGCCGAACAGGCCAGCTTGCCGCGCCGGGGTCCACGCGGGCGGCCGGTTCATCGTCAGCCATTCCCGCGTACCCCCGAAAACGCGTTTCTGGCCGACCCGCTCGCCCGTGATCTCGACGTGGTGCCACATGTCCAGCTCCTCCAGCGGCACGGCCTCGGAGACGCACACCAGCGCCCCGGCGTCGGACCAGCGGCGGGCGAGGTCAAGCACGGCGGGGCGGGACAAGCCATGCTGATAGCCAGTTGTGTCCTGGTAATTCGGGTCGAAGTAGACCACGACGCCCGTGCAGTCGGCGGGCACGTCCAGGGTCCGCGCGTCGTCGGTGATGGTGACGGGGGGCCAACCGTTCATGTTGAGTGCGTCCCGGCCCGCAAGGTCTTCCATGCGCATCGGCCGACGATCTCCCGGTCCACCCACTGTCATCTCGTCGAAGCCGCCCGACTTCAGCGTATTGGCCTGGACGGCAAGCCACCGCGCCACCTCTCCCCCGTCGCACCCCCGGATCGGCCCCTCTGCCCGCAGCCGCTCCCACAGCGCCCTGGGGTCCTCGTCGGCCCACCCCCGGATGATGTCCGCCGCCTCACGCAACACGGCGGGTTGCGGGTACGCCTGGAGCAGCGCGCGTGCCCCGTCGTCGGGCTCGCACCAGACGTAGGAGTCGGCACCCTGGCCCGGTCGCAGGCCGAGCACGCGACGGATAACGGCGGAATAACCAGCCTTATTTCCCATGCGGGATACAGGCGGGCGTGCGTGTCGGCCGCCCTGGAGGCGCAGGCTGACGGCGGCGAGGCCCGCGCAGAGCTCGATGAGGACGCGGGGGCGGGTCACGGCGTGGGGCCTGTGGGGGATGGTGGCGAGGGCGTCCACAAGCCACTCAGCGCATTCGACATGTGTAGGCCAACGAGCGCCCGGAGCCCCATTCTTGGATGCGGCGAATCCGCCTTTTCCGTACACCGAATTGGTGACGATGTAGACGTACCGAGCCACCTCGCGCGGGTCCGGGTCACGCATCACCCCCTCCGCCGAACACCCGCCACCCCCACGGCACGCCCCAATCCGCCACGTCCGCCACCCGCAGCGACGCCCCACCCCTCGCCGCGCCCCCGCTCGACCACGCCCACCACAGGGGCCCGAGCGCGCCACTCACGATGTCCTCCTCACGGTCACATCGACCGCGTAGACGCGCACGCCCTCGGCGCGCTGGTGGTAGGTCCATGTCACCCGCGGATCGGCGTCGTCGCAGCCCAGCCAATGCGCCACCTCGTCACGCACGGCCTTCAACGCCTCGCGGACGTTGTCGTCGTCGAGAGCGCGCGGGGCCACCCTGACCAGCTCGACCGTCACGCCGTCGTCCATGTCGGGCCGCTGGTGGCGCAGCGGGGCCAGGTGGAGCGCCGTGAGCGCCCGCTCAGCCTTCGTGCGCCTCGCCCTCACGGACCAGTGTTGGCGGGCGTTGGTGCGCGAGGACACGCGCAAAGGCAGGCGGATGCGGATCATCGCTCACCGTCCTGGTCCCGCACGCACACCGCCACCAGGAGCAGCGCGGCCAGGGCGCTCACGCCGAGGATGCCCAGCGGTATGCCGAGGGCCCTGCGCAGGATGCGGCGGGGGAGGGAGGGGCGGGTCAAGACGTCCTCCAGAGGTCGGTCTGCGCCGACTGTGCGAGCGCTGCCCGAATCGCCATCTCGCCTTGTTGTGGGACCACGGCGTTTCCAAGCGCCCGGATTCGCGCGGGCCTCCCCTTCGCCTGCGGCCCATCCGGCAGCGTGCGCGGCGGCTCCCAGTCGTAGCCGGGCCACAGCACGGAGCGGTCCCAGGACTCGGGGTATCGGCCACGGGGCCAGCGCGGCGACGGGTCGCACTCCAGGCGCGGGCCCTCGGTGTCGGTCCAGCCCTCGGGATAGCCCTGGAGGATCTCGGTCCACGCGGGGGAAAGCCGGCGGCCGAGCCCGCCAGTGGGCGCGGCCTGCTCGCTCAAAGGTGGCTCGCCGCGGTTTAGGCCGGACCCCACGCGGTAGTTCCTGGCGGCGAGTGTGGCCCACGAACGCACGTCGTCACGCGTCGTCCGGTCGGGTCGGATGGCGTCGGTCAACGACGTGCCCGCGACAGCTCCCGACCCCGGCAGGCACCGCGAACCCGACGCCTTCGCGTCCCCCTCAGTCGGCGTGGGCCACGGGCGCACCTGTGCAGCCTCGTCGTTCAGTGTGCGCCCGCCGAGGGTGTGCTGGAGCCCACCAGCCGAGTGGTAGTCCCTCGTCGTCGGAGTCACCCAGGTCTGCTCATCCCGCTCCGGCGTCCACCGCCCGGCAGTCGGCACCTCGACCACGCCCCGGCCCACGGCACCCCGGACGGCGACGACGAACACCCGCGCCCGCCGATGGGGAGCGCCCACGTCCACCGCCCGGCAGGGCGCCCACGTCAACCCGTAGCCCATGCGCCCGAAGTCGTTCTCGAGGTGGACGCGCCACGCCGAGAGCAGGGCGGGCACGTTCTCCATGATGACCATCTCGGGCTGGAGCGCGACCACGAAGCGGACCATCTCCCGGTACGTCAGGCCAGTGCGCTCGCCGTCGATCAGCCCGGCGCCACGACCCGCACAGGACAGATCCTGGCAGGCGAACCCGCCCACGAGCACGTCGGTCCGTGGCAGGGCGAGCGGGTCCACGGTCTGCACGTCAGCCTCGACCTGGAGCGCGTCAGGCCAGTGGCGACGGCGGACCGCCGCGCCCACTTGGTCGAGTTGCCAGGCCGTGCGGGCGCCGAGGGCGCGCTCAGCGGCCACGTCGAGCCCGCCGATCCCCGAGTAGAGGGAGCCCAGAATCAAGCCTCACCCCCTCGCGCGTCCAGCGCCGCCGCCAGCGCCTGCGCCGCGTCCGTCGAGCCGCACCAGCTCGCCAGCACGACCCGCAGCGCCCACACGGGCACCCTGACGGTCCCCTCGGCGGCGCGGTCATCGTCGCACAGGCGAGTGCGCATGGCCTCGCCCTCGACGGTGAGGCGCGAAGTGCGCTCCTCGACGAGCCCGCGACGGCGCAGGCCCGCGAGCGTGGTGGACTGCGCGCTCACGGTCCACCACCCGCGGCGCTGGGTCGCGTAGACGAGGGCCTCGCACATGTGGGCGGTGAGTTTCACGCCTCACTCCGCACGATCCCCAGCCACCCGTCGAACGCGGCGATGGCTCGCAGGCAGGTCCTGGGCGCGTCGTAGCCGCTGACCCTCACCTGGCCGTGGCGCCGGGTCACGGTGTCGAACACGTCGAGGTGGACGCAGTACAGGCCCTCAACGAAGCCGCCCGCCACCGTCACGTAATTGCACTGAGCGCCGATGACGTGGGACTGGACGGCGGCGAGGGGGGAGTCGGCGGGGGGCGGTTTCACGGCGCCACCTTCGGCCGCGGGCTGTTCCACGCCTCAAGCAGCCTCGCGCCCTCGCCACCGGGGCAGGCGTGCGTCCCCTCGGCGTCCTGGTCGTCCGGAGCGGTGCAGGCGGCCCAGGGGCAGCGACCCGGGCGGGCGCCGAAGTTGGCCCAGCGGAGGCCCGCGGCGTGGTTGCTGTGCGGTCCCTTGTGCCCCGGCATCCGGTCGCACTTGACGGCGTCGCGTGAGCCCATCAGGCCGTAGCGGTTCGGGCAGGGCGGGTAGTACATGCAGCTCACGTCAGCCTCCAGCGAAGGTGCCCGACCACCGGCCGCCACCCGCCCGGGCAGGCGGGGGACCACACCCAAGGGGCAGCCGGTGTCGAGCAGGCGGGTAGGCGGCGGCGCATGGAGATACACCGCCGCCCGGGTGGACGG